ATGCTCTGCGCCTGCAGATTGTCAATGTAAAACAGGTCCACGATGCCGACATAGCCGCCGGCTTCGGAGTTGTCGAGATGCCCGACGCCCTGGCGAAAAAATACCGCGGCTATGCCCGGGAACTGGGCTGGCAATTCCTCTTTCCGGCCCAGTCCCGATGGGTTGCATCCGATGGCAGTCAGGGCCGCCCACATATCCACGTCAGCGCCGTTCAAAAGTCGTTTCAGATATCCCGCAAAAAGGCGGGAATCCTCAAACCGGCCACCCCTCACTGCCTGCGCCACTCCTGTGCCACTCACCTGCTGGAAGATGGCGTTGACATCCGCCTCGTTCAAAAACTGCTTGGCCACGCCAAGGTTACCACCACCGAAATCTACACGCAATGCACACAGCGGCGTTCCGGCTTCCGCAACCCGCTCGACCGCCTGTTCGGTTTTGCAGAGGACGTAATCGAGATAGCCGTCCCGGATGAAGTCCGCCGCTGGCTCATCGCCCATGCGTCACGCCTCGGGCTCACCCCCGCAGAGGATGCCCGGCAGATACTCGCCACCGTGGCGCAAGGGGGTATGCTTTGAGACGAGGTGCCAGGTTCGAGGTTCTAGGAGCGAAAATCTATCAATTCCCTGCTACAAAATTCATCCGCAATGGGCTTGCCCGCCAATGGTGGCACTTGCTTACAGAAGTGATTGAAATCGGATGTGCTCTACTCCGTGGAGATCTGCAGCACGCGGCAACCGAAACATGGGACACCCGCCATAGCGCCGAAACACTTCACAGAATACTGGCAGGCAAAGGCGCCGATGTGGAGATGGCAAGGGAAGAGGTTCTGAGCAACAACCTGGAGAGAGACTATTATGCCTGAGCATTATCCGAAACATACCAAGGCGGTAACCGCGTCCTGCCGGAAATGCGGACGGCAAACATTACACAGGGTTGACAATGGCATCCTCGGCTCCTGCCTGGAGCAACATTTTGACGGACTCAGCACTGCTCAGCGCCGCAAAAGGGAAACGAGAGAGTTGGAGTCACAGCAACCAACCCTATTCGACAAACCGGCCTGCAACCACCTCCCGGTTGACAAGCGCGAATTTATCGACGGGGTCTCATCTGCACCATGTGCCGTGCCGGCCTGCGGGAAAAGGTAAAGTCTGATGTTTAGCCCCAAATTCTTCCCGACAGTGATGATTGTCCTCGATGTCGCCGCTGCTGTCGGTTATGCCGTGGGGAGTGAAGGCGATTGGCGTAAAGTAGTTTACTGGCTGTCGGCGGCCGTGCTCACAACCGTAGTGACCTGGTGAAATAATGACCGCCTCCTTCACCCCAAAACAGCTCTACAAGAACCGCGCCGAGGCCTACAGGCTGTTTATCCTGCCGCAGGGCCTCCCCGTCGGACAGACGACATTCTACAACCATGCCGAGCGGCTCGGGATGGTTCGGACCGATAAGAGCCTGGAACTGGCGGCGCTGATGGCTTATGTCAAGGAGGAATTGAAGATAGATCCCGCTACCGGTCAGTCCCTGGTGGAGCGGGAGCAGGAAAAAAGGAGCAGTGATCTCGATCTGCGCGAAAAAGAACTGAAGGTTGGAAAACTTGAGCGGGAAAAAGAACGGGAAGACGGCAAAACACTGACAAAAGACGAATCTCGGGCGCAAATTGTGGCCATTCTGGGGATGCTCCGCACCGCTTTGAAGCGTTGGTACCGCACAGGGACGCATGAAATCATTAAGAAATGTGCTGGCGACCATAGCCGCGAAAACGAAGTTTATGAATACCTCGATCTGCTGCTCCGCCACGCCTTCAACGATGTCGCCGGCGCCGGTAAAATCGAGGGGATGCTGGTGAAAAGCAAGGGCGAAGAGTGAAAAGGAGATATTGGAGGGAGCGAATGGTAGACCTTGACTCACGATTTAAAGACCTTTGGAGAGATTTGCCGCCATTACCATGGATTTTCCGATGGCTCGAGCCGATGGTGAAACAAATTGCGCAATATTGCTTCAGGACTGGCTATTACTACGGGAAGGAATCTGATAAATAGGTAAATGCAAATTATTCCTTTTGAAATAGAGATCCTGCCGTTCCTTCTCGAGGAAACCATCGCCGCGCTTGACGGTCGGTATGTTGATTTCAATCTTGATACGGCTATCCGGTCGGCTATGCGCATGCCGGAAAAGGTATCCGTGTCCGATTGCGCGGAAAAGTACCGCATGGTGACCGCCGTCGATGCGCAGCCGGGTCCCTGGCAAAACGACCTTGTCCCGCACACCGTCGAGCCTATGAACGCCTATGCCGAGCCCTGGGTGAAGGAGGTTTGGCTTTGCTGGCCGGAGCGGGCTGCCAAAACAAATGTAATGCTAAACTGCCTGGCCTGGACCAAGCTTTTCGATTCCGGCAATGCCTTCTGGCTGGACCCGGCCGAGGATGACAGCGGCAAGAACGTCAAAACGAAGATTATCCCGATGTTCCGCGAGTCCGAGAAGCTCCGCGATTGTCTCTCTCCCCGCGCCGATGATACCGGCAAAGGGCTTATTGCCTTTCAGGACGGCACCTATCTTTTCCCCGCCCACTCCAACAGCGCCCGTTCCATGGCCAACTTCTTCGGCCTGCACAACTTCGGCAACGAAGTCGATAAATACCCGCCGATGACCGGCACCGAAACCAACCCGATCAACCTGATCCGCAAGCGCGGCCGGGACGTTACCAGGTCAAAGTTCATGTTTTCCAGTACGCCGGCCGGTAGACACATCTACAAAGGGACTTTTGCCTGCCGCCAGGTGAAAGAGCTCTATAACAAGTGCCCACACTGCGGCGAGCTGGTTCTGATGGATGATGAGCACCTCTCCTATCCGCAGGATGCCACGATTGAACAGTTGGAAAACGGAGATGTGGAAATCGGCTACTCATGCAACGCCTGCGGTATTGTCTGGGATGAAGAGGATCGCCGAGAATCGTACCGGCATAGCCGGTGGATCTGCATAAAGGGAGAAGACGCCAAGCGGCCTCGCACCAAGGGCTATCATGCCTCAGCCCTTTGTTTCCCGATGATTCCCCTGACCGAATATTGCTCCAAACACCTGGCGAGCAAGACCGGCGACCTGTCGGACCGGATCGATTATGCCCACGGGTACAAGGTCATCGATTACGACCCGGCCCTTGCAGATCGCAAAGAGGATTACATTCTCCGCCTATGCGATGATCGGCCCGACTCGCTGGTCCCCACTGATATCGACGCCCTTACCATGCATGTCGATACCCAGGATAACGGATTCTGGTATACCATTCGTGCCTGGCGCTTCGGCGAGGTCCTATCTTCCTGGCTGGTCAGGGGCGGTTTCGTTGATACTCTCGCAGCGCTGGAACTGATCCTTTATGGCGACTGGTATGACATTGCCCATACCCCGCACCGTGTCAACTGGGCCATCATCGACACACAGGGGCATCGCACCGCGGAGATATACCTATGGTGCCTCAAGACCGGTGTTATTCCGGCACAAGGGGCGTCCGGGAACCCTACCCGGTTGGTAAGCGTCTCATCTATTGACAATTTTCCCGGTACCAACAAACCGCTACCCAGCCCGGTCCGGCTGCACACGTTCAATACTCACAAATTCAAGGATGATCTGGCCTCCAAACTACTCACTGAGCCGTCCGATCCCGGTGCATGGCTTCTTCACAGCGGCATCACCGAGACACAGCAAAAGCTGCATGAACAGACCGGGGACAAGATAAACCGCAACCTCCAGAATTATGCCGCGCATTTCTGTGTTGAATCCCGTGATGATCGAGGATTATGGTCGAGCCCAAAGGGGAAGCCGAATCATCTATGGGATTGTGAGGTGATGGCATTGGTGCTCGCTCACGCCGTGCAGATGCACAAGATGCGGCGCGGCCAGGCGGCCGGTCAACAGCAGGGCAGAAAAACCAGAAGCACTGGAGTGGAATAAAAAGGGGGTTACATGTCATATCTGATAGTTGACGGAATTATCGCGGCCCAGACGCCGGAGATTGAGGGACCATTTAAAAAAATGCTCGGGGATGTGCAGCAAGTTATAGAAATCGGCTATCTCCATGGCGGTTTCAGCCTCTGGTTGCACAGGAATAAAAGTCCAGGCTGCGCCCTCGTTTGTTACGACATCACTGGAGAGAATTTGCTGGTTTTCCCTGAGCAGTATATTGATTTCAGAATCGGCGATTGCTTCGCGCCGGACATAGCCAACGAAATCATTGATCTTCTCCGGCAGCCGCGGAGAACTCTTTTATTATGCGACGGCGGCAACAAAGAAGAAGAATTCAATTTTTATTGCCCATATTTGAAGCCGGGAGATATTATCATGATGCATGACTATGCTGATAACAATGAAGATTTCGAGAATATAAAGGCGCGCTTAGACTGGCCATCCGGGCCGGAATCTTTTTATGACAATATCCAGGAAAAGGCCTCAATCTATAACCTTGAAAAGCATCAATATGGTGAAATGAAGTCTGTTCTTTGGGGCTCTTTTATCAAGTCGGGATTTGAGGCCCTCCCATGAACCTGCTTTTTGCCTCATCCGACCCGTCCGGATGCGGGTTTTATCGGAGCCAACTGCCCGCGCTATTTCTGGGAAAATATTATGAGGTCATGCATTTCGATGGGACTCAAGCCGAGATCCCGCTCAAGGATGATACCGTGACAATGCTGCAAAGGGCCATCAGCCCCCTGTTTGAAAAATTCATTGATATTGCGAAGATTAAGGGCCAGAAGGTTATATATGACTTGGACGATAACCTCTGGGAAGTTGGATTCCATAACCCGGCCAAGGCGGCCTATACTCCGGAGGTGTTGAGGTTGCTGGAGCACATCTTATCAAAAGTCGATGCAGTAACCGTCTCAACGGAGCCCTTGAAACGGTATGTTTCCCGATTCCATAACAATATACATATCATCCCTAATTTCATTCCTTTCAGTCCCCCTCCGGAAAAGGCCCGGTCGTGGGTCCGGATCGGATGGGCCGGTTCCAATACCCACGCCAACGACTTCGATGTGCAGTTGTTTAAGGCACTGCAGCGGCTACATGATGAAGAGGCCATAGATGTAGTTTTCTTTGGCTGGCGGCCGCCGCTTTTATCCCATACCGCCGCATATGTCCCATTTGTCCCATCGTCTGAATTCTATGCAAAGCTGCAAGAGCTCAATTTCACCATCGGCCTGATCCCCTGCGCCCCCACCATATTCAATGCCAGCAAGAGCAACGTGAAGTATCTGGAATACTCCATGCTCGGCGCCGTATCCGTGGCCTCGGACGTGGTCACCTACAACACCACAATAAAGCACGGCATCAACGGGATGCTGGTGAGCAAGCCGAAGCACTGGTATCCGGTATTGAAAGAACTTTGCGGTTCTCCGGAGTTGAGAAAAACGCTTGCAGACAACGCTCATGCGTTTGTCAGGGATAATTACACGTTTGAACATAATGCGGATCTGCTCCTGGAGAAATACCGGGCGCTTTTTCGAAGCATCGGAGCGGAAATATGATCGGCATCGGAATCACAACCAGAAACCGTCCACGAATGCTTGAGGTTTGTCTTGAACACTTCATTTGTTTTACGGTTCGGACGGATATCAAAATCGTAGTTATCAACGATTTCTCAGATCCTCAATATACCGCGGAGTATGAACAAATCCGCAAAGAGTTCCCTTTTGTCAGGTTCATAGACAACCCGGAGCACTCCGGAATCGCCAAATCAAAGAATATATGCCTCACCGCGTTATGTAGGGGCGCATGGCCATGCGCCCATGTTTTCCTCTTTGATGATGACTGCTGGCCGAAAAAGAGCGGCTGGATGGGATATTACATCGAAACAGCGCGTGCGGCTGGCGTCGAGCACCTGCTATGGATGATCGACGGGGTAGAAGATCATCTCCACATGAAAGCCAAGGGGGACCTGGTCAACGAATTCACCAACTGCATGGGGTGCGTGCAGTTCTTCACCCGCCATGCAGTTGACGTTCTGCAAGGTTTTAACGAAGAATTCAAGATTTACGGCTATGAACACGCCGAATTATCCCGCAGAGCCATACAGGCAGGGTTGATCGGCGCATACACCGGCTACATAGCCCCGGCCAGTTGCGGGGATTATATATACACCATGGACATGAATCACACCCATCTGCATGAACCTATCCCGATGGGTCATGAATTGACATTGACGGAATCTATCCCGTTTGAAGAAAAGATGCGGTATGCCGAAATGAACAGCAAAATCTTCAATTCTTTGCAAAAATAAACGGAAAAGGGGTGGCAAATGGAGATCAGTCAAACGAAAAAAAAAGCGGATGAGAGGCAAGTTAGGGTAACGAATCAGGAAATAGCGCAGGTAAAGCGAGACCACATCGAGCGAAATCTCTGTTATTCCCTGCGTGAAGCGGGGGCGATGTTCGGTAAAGGCGAAAAATGGGCACTCGAGCGCGTGAAGGATGGCGAATTTGTTGCTGTGGACGATCGCGTAAAACAGGAAAAAAATGGTCATGGGTTGATTCTTTCCCAGGGAATTAGGGTGACTGCAACGTCAATTGAAATATTCCGCCAAAAATATGAAATTGACGCAGAAAAATTGGCCGGATAAAAAAATAGTTGGAAAAATGTCACCTTTTGTCACCTTATACCCCTTCCATATCAAATAATTCCCTTCTATCATAGCCCCACATATTGGGGCTTTCCTGTTTTTAGCCACTAGATTTTGGTTCAAAAGTTTCATAATTCATAATTCAACCTTCATCCTTGGGGTAAAAATGCCTCTCACTCTTATCCAAGCCGAAGCTCAACTTGCCAAATACCTGGCCGCCGAAGAGGCAGTCCTGTCCGGTCAATCCTGCCGGCTGAATGCCGGCGGAACGGATCGTGAACTTACCCGTGCCGATCTCGCCAAGATCCAGCTTGGCATTGAAACATGGAACAGGCGTTGTATCCAGCTCGGCCGCAGTAACGGAATCATGGTACGGGGGGTTACTCTTCTGCCATGAATATCCGTGATATGCGCGCACCCGCCAAAATCCAGACCGATAAAACAGCCTCTGCCCTCCGCGGCAATGTGGTCGACCGCATTGTCAATTTCATCAATCCTGAAAAAGGCACAAAGCGGATGATGGAGCGGATGCGTCAGGACATGGCCTCCAATTTCTATACCGGTGGCGGCTATGACAGCGGCTCGCATACGCGTCGCGAGACTTCAACCTGGAACCCGTTCCCTTCCGATGGTGACAGCGCTGCCCTACCGGCGATTGATGAGATCCGGTCCCGCAGCCGTGACGCCGTGCGCAACCAGCCGATTGCCACCGGCATAGTCAACGGAACATGTATGAACGTTGTCGGTTCCGGCCTCACCCTTCAGCCACTTGTTGACCAGGACCTGCTCGGCCTGGATGAGCAGGCGGCTGATGAATGGCAGAAGCATACCCGCCGGCGCTGGAATCTCTGGGCAAATTCTCAGGATTGCGACATAACCCGCTCGAACAATTTCAATGGCCTCTGTGATGCCGTCCTTTTTCAGCGGATGGTCAATGGCGAGGCGTTCATACTGATGCCTTACAAACCTTTAAACGGCCTGGCTAATCCAATCAGGCTACAGATGGTCGAGGCCGACAGGGTCTGTAATCAAAGCCTGACTTTGGATTCCATCCGCCAGGTCCATGGCGTGGTGAAGGATGAAAACGGCGCGGCGGTTTCTTATCAGATTCTGCGTGGCCATCCCGGCAATATCCTTTATGCCGATCAATCCCGCTGGCAATGGGATGAATATCCCGCCTTCAACGCTAAGACCGGCCTTCGCAACGTCATTCATTTTCATCGTTCCCGGCGTGGCGAGACGCGCGGCATACCGGAACTGGCTCCGGTCATCGAGCCGTTGCGCGTCCTTTCCCGATTAACCCGCGCGGAACTGATGGCGTCGGTGGTCTCTGCGCTTTTTACGGTTTTTATCAAGACCGAAACCGGCCAGCAGTCCCTGGCGCCGATGCAGATGGTCGCTCCCGGCGTGCAGGTCACCAATGGCGCAGGCGAGTTGAACGCCGCCCCGAAGAATGATTTAAAACTCGGCGAAGGGGTAATTATCGACCTGGCACAAGGGGAATCGGTTGAATTCGCGGACCCCAAGCGCCCCAACGGGGCTTTTGATCCGTTCTGGCTGTCGATAGTAAGGCAGATCGGTATAGGCATCGGCATTCCTTATGAAGTGCTGATCAAGCATTACACCGCCTCATATTCCGCCGCGCGTGCAGCCATTGAAGATGCCTGGCAGTATTTCATGACTATGCGGGCCGACCTGATAGACAATTTTGTGCGTATTGTTTACAGCGTCTGGATGGCCCAGGAAGTTGCACAGGGCACCATCCAGGCCCCTGGCTTTTTTGCCGATCCGATGATCCGCGCCGCCTGGCTCGGCGCGAACTGGAACGGCCCCGCAAAACGGATGATCGATCCGCTGAAAGAGGCGAATGCCGCGGAGAAATGGGCAGAAATGGAAGTCTATACCCTCGACCAGATAACCGGCGAGGTTACCGGTGGTGACTGGGCAGTAAATCATAAAGAGCGCACCAAGGAAAACCGGTTGCGTAAGGCGGACGGCACAAACGGGCCGCTGGTATTCAACGAAACTATCCGTATTTCCGCCAGCGGCACGGAGCCGCCCAATAATCCCGATATTCCGGAGGCAGCATGAGAAACATGCATATAGCGGAACTGCTTTTCAATCGGCCTCTTCTCATTTCCGAGGCGAAGCTCAACGTCATTCTCCATGTGCTCGGCCCACGGCTGAACCTCGATCTGTCCGGCCTGCCGAAGGTCGAGGCGGCGGTCCTCTCTGAACAGGATCAGGCGCGAGCCGGTTACCAGGTCCAAAACGGCATCGCCACGATAGGCGTCTATGGCCCGCTCATGAACAGAGTGATGCGCTCGGAGTTCCCCAGCGGAGGCCCTACCACCTATGCCGATATTCGCGGATCCTTCGACATGGCCCTGGCCGATGAGGGGGTCTCGGAAATTAAACTGGAGATAGATTCCCCTGGAGGAGATGTATCCGGTGCATTTGATCTGGCCGATCATATCTACGAAGCTCGCGGGCTCAAACCGATCACCGCGGTTGTCAATGAATCCGCTTTCAGCGCCGGGTACCTCCTGGCGAGTTCAGCGAGTCGGATAATCGTTCCGCGGACCGCTACTGTCGGCAGCATTGGCGTCATTATGACCCATGCGGATTTTTCCAGGGCGGAAAACGAGGCGGGCATTACCGTTACCCACATTACCGCCGGGGCCAAAAAGGCCGATTTCTCGCCGCACATGCCGCTCTCGGATTCGGCATTTAAAGATGCTCAATCGCTGGTGAACGGCACCTATGATCTGTTTGTGCAAACCGTGGCCCGCAACCGCAATATGAGTGATGAGACAGTGCGCGGTACGGAAGCGGGAATATTTCGCGGGGCAAAAGCGGTAGAGATAGGGCTTGCCGATGAGATCATGCCCGCGGCCAAGGCCATTTCTATGATGAGCAGCAATAATGATTCACCCATGATGCCCATGGGCAACAATAACCAATCCGCACTGGGCGGGAACGCAACGGCGGAAATAACAGAGGAGGAAAAGCATATGACCAGAACAGATTTGAAAGAGCAGCACCCCGCCCTCTATGCGGAGATTTTTGGAGAGGGACGAAAAGAAGGGATGGTGGCAGGCGCATCCGTTGAGCGTGAACGCATCCAGGGAGTTCTTGCCCTGCCCGGCGCCGCGGCCGTCGCCCACAAAGCCATGATTCAGGAAATGGCGTTCGACGGTCAGACCAGCATGGAATCCGCTGCCCACCGGATCCTTATGGCCGAGGAGAAAACGCGGTTGGAAATGGGAAGCGCCATCCAGTCCGGAGCCGTGCAAGCAGCCCCAGCGGCCGATCCGGGAGAAACCAGCACGGAAGAAAAGGCAGTGGCCGGCATGGCCGAGCAGATGATTGCCGGTGCTCAGCAGTATGCGGCCCGGCAGTAAAGGTGTTGTTTCTATAATTCATACTTCATAATTCATCATTTTCAAAAAAAAGGAGAATCAGATATGAGCGACATTTTTACCCCCGATAAACTGATCGCCGGCACTCAGGTCGATATAATCGGCAAATCCGGCACATTGAAGAGCGGACAGGGCATTCTTCTGCGCGGCGCGGTGCTCGGCGCCATTGGCCGAGGCCTCGGAGCCGTCGGGGCAGTGACCGGCACCGGCGGTGGGACTATTTCCGGCGTTGCATTGGGTACAAAAGGAAAGGTTGGCGTTTATTCCATCGTTTGTTCCGCAACCGGCGCCGGTGCTGGAACCTTCACCGTAACAGATCCTGACGGCATACGTTTGGCCGATGCGACTGTCGGCGTGCCTTATGTCTCGAGCCAGATACATTTCACCCTTAACGATGGAGCGCCCGATTTTGCGGTGGGAGACAAGTTCAGCGTCTCCGGAGCTGCCGCCGCTGACGTCGGTAAATTCAAACTCGTGGACAAAGCGGCCATGGACGGCAGCGGAGACCCGGATGCCGATATGGTGATCCTCGCCGCCGATACCGACACAACCGCCGATGCAGTCGCGCCCGTCTATCAGGCAGGTGAATTCAACATCGCTGCGGTAACGTTCGCAGCGGGGACCGTGGCAGCGGATTATCTGCTGGCGCTTCAGGGAAAGAACATTTACCTGAAAGACGTATACGAGCAATGGAACATGGCGACCTAAAAAAACAGCCGCTAGCGGCTAGCAACTAGCAACTAACGGCTTTAAAAAAACATGGAGGTAATAAAATCATGAGAATTAAGACTTTCCTCGGATACTTTTTCCTGACGCTCTGCAGCATATTCGCGGCGTCATTGCTGATGCCCGCGGGTATTGTTCATGCAGCGTCAAGCGGGCCTCATTCCTGGCCGCTTTTCCTCGGGCTTCTGAATCCCTTCACCTTGCGGAGTCTCCATGCCGCTGTTGAGCGTATCCCGATCCCTTCTTCCTTCCTGCGCCGGAGGTTATTTGGCCGCACCTACCAGTTTCAAACCGCCGAGATCGATATCGACCTGGTCATGCCGCGGCGCGGGCTCGCCCCCTTTGTCCATCCGACCCTGCCGGGCAAAGCCGCCACCAATACCGGGTTCACAATGAAGAGCTACACGCCCCCTTACGTGAAGCCTTTGCGTCTGATCACAGCCGCCGATCTTTTCAAACGCCGGCCGGGCCTCAACATCTATAATCAGTCCAATGACCTGAATGAGGTGGTTGCATACCTGATGGGCGAGCGGCTGGCCGCCAGCATGGATGAGATCGCCAACCTCCTGGAATGGATGGCGGCCAAGGCGATATTTACCGGTCAGTATCGCATCCAGGGTGAAGGTTATGATCATGTGATCGATTTCGGACTTCCCGACGATCACAATCTCACTGGCGCCAGGGCACTGTCCGGAACGGCAAAATGGAACGCCCGCACAGACGGCAAGTCCACCGGCGACCCTTTCGGGGATATTGCAAATGCCTGCGTCAAGAATTCCGATGACGGCCAGGTGGTATCCGATACCGTCATAATGGCGTCCGATGCTTACCAAGCGTTCAAGAACAATGACAATACCCTCAAGTTCTTCACCAACCTGCGCGATGTCAACCTCGGCATGATCGCGCCGATGCCGATAGAAAAAAATATTACCCAGGTAGGCGCGATGCGTGATGCTGATGTTAACGTCGACATATTTGTCGATACCGCCAAATATCCGGACACCTCCGGCGTTCTTCAGCCCTATGTGCCGGCCGGTTGCATATTCATCGGTTCGACACAGGCCACCGGCAACCAGGAACTTTACGCCGCCATCCAGGATCTGCAAGCAGGCACTTTCGCACAGAAGGTTTTTGCCAAGTCATGGGAAGAAGAAGACCCGAGCGCCATCAGCATCCTCTGCCAGTCGGCGCCGCTTCTTGCTCTGCTCGAACCGAAGGCGGGGACGGTTATTAAGGTCATATAAAGACAGTAGGGGCAATTCATGAATTGCCCCTACAAAGGGCAAAAGGAACACCATGCAACTATTCACCGCACAAGACAACACGGACCTGCTCTCCCTTTTCGGAGAGCAGGTAACCTTCACCAAGCTGGGGCAAACTCCCCGACCGGTAACCGCCGTCGTCAACCACATAAACGAATCCGCCTCCCCTCTCACCGGCGGGGTGGCCGTGCAAACTCTTTCCCTGGTTTGCCTGACCTCCGATCTTCCCGGGATCGATACCGTCGGCTGGCTGGCCGCCGTGCGCGGGACTGTATATCCGGTAATTGACCTGATCTCAAATTATGTAATGTCGGAACTCACAGAGGTAAAACTGGCATGCTGAATGAAGGCGACGCCACAGCGGGAATTATCGCCCGTCTCCAGGACAAACTCCCCTCCGACATGTATGGCTCAGTCATCAATTACCTGGACAAGCCCGAGCAGTTGACTGCGGATTATGTGAAGCAAAACCACCCTTACGGGCTCTTTCTCGTACAGTTCATGGAATCAAAAGGCCCGCAAACCGAAACAATGGTGTTCGGCGTCGCCTGCCTGGCAACCACACTCGACCGGGTTTACAGGATCACCAGGGTGGCGAAATGTATCATCACCGGTTGGCAGATCACCGGCGCCACCCGCTTTGAGTTGCATGAAGATAAACCGATGGAGCCGGACGGAGGCATAGTCGGCCGGGTAGTCACATTCAGTTGCAATACCCCGGCGGTACAGCAATCGGGGGCGCAGATAGAAGCGGCCATCCAGGCATTACAAATTTAAGTCCACGGAGTCCATGAAGTCCACGGAGTCCATAAAAGGAGACCCACATGAAACAGGCAGCGCAGATCGATACCAAGTATTACATGGGCCAGGGGATGGTTTTTCTGGCCGCGAAGAACGCCACCACCGGGGAGCCGCTGGCCATGCGACACCTGGGCAATGTCACGGACCTTAAGATCCAGCTCAAGACCACCACCATCGACCTGAAAGAGGCCATGACCGGCGCCCGCGGACTGGCCAAACGGCTCACCACTGAGAACGCAGCCACATTCACCGCCACGCTCGAGAGTCTGGTCAAAGAAAACCTCGCCATTGCCCTGCGCGCAGCCATCACGGACAAGGTCGCCGGATCGGTAACCGGCGAGACGGTCACCGCCTTCAAGTCCAGCCTGCTGCCGCTGACATATGGCGCGTTGGTGGATGATGTAACGCTGGTGATTAAATCTGCTGATTTAGTCACGACCTATGTCAAGGGTACGGACTACACTGTCAACGATGATAGCCTCTCCATTCCGGCCACCGGCGCAATCGCCACGGCGGACACCGGTACCGGGAAAGCGCTCTCCATCGCCTACCATTACGGGGCGCAAGCCATTGTCGACGCATTCACCGAGGCAGGTGCCGAATACTGGCTCAGGTTCGAGGGGCTGAATAACGCCGACAATGATAAATCCGTCATCGTTGACGTTTTCAAGGTTTCCCCCGATCCGCTCGCCGAGCTGGCGCTGATTAATGATAAGCAAGCGGAGATCGTCCTCCAGGGCGCATGCCTGGTTGATAGCACCCGGCTCACCGGCAGCAAGTTTTTCCGGGAAATCATAGTCGCATAAAAATCAGACCTCCGAGGTTTTGAAAACCTCGGAGGTCTTGAAACAACCAATGCCGTCAAAACCTACACCCAGGAATATACGTGGCCTTTGCTTATAAACGATCCATAACGATTGACCATACAAAATGCGGGACGGCGGATTCTTCCGCGTTCCCTGTTCTTGTTTCTCTGTCTGACGCGACACTGAAAACTGTGGCCAACGGCGGACACGTCCAGAATGCCAACGGGTATGATATTTATTTTTATTCCGACGCGGCGCTGACTACCCGGCTACCCACTGAAAGAGAATCCTATAATGCCACTACAGGAGCGTATATTGGTTGGGTTAATGTGGCCACTCTTTCCCATACGGCGGATACGATCATTTATATCGCGTATGGGGATTCAGGGATTAGTTCTGATCCTAACACTGATGGGACATATGGCGCAACACATGTTTGGGATGCGAACTATCGAGCAGTTTGGCATTTAAATGAAGCAACGAATGCTACTAATTTAGACTCCACTGCAAACGCAGTTTCCTGCACCCCCCACAATTCTCCCGCCCAAGGAGCAGGTCAAATAAATGGGGGGTTGACCTTTGATGGTGTCAGTAAATATTCTACCGCTGGAAATAATTTAGGCTTCGAAAGAACAGACCCACTCTCTATTTCGTTTTGGATGAAGGCCCCGGCTATTGGCGTTGATTGTAATGTAATTAGTAAACAAGATAGCAACAGTCCGTGGTACGGTTATGCTATAGACTTTGCGTATACGGCTAATAAAATTCGGTTTTTAGAATACGCAGGAGCATCCGCGCTTATTTGTAGTTTTCCTGCTTCATACACAGATAACACATGGCACCACGTAGCGGTTACTTATTTAGGAAACAGATACGCCAGCGGACTAACTTTTTATGTAGACGGAGCTTCTGTTGCGGTATCAACAACAACAGAACCCATTTCGAACAACATAGCGGGGGTTGTCGATTTTCAGCTAAGCGGTCGTCTAGGAGCAAATTCATGTGCTCCAGTTTCCCTTGACGAAGTGCGCGTGTCTGACAGTGTCCGTGCTCCGAGCTGGGTACTTTCAGAATTTAACAACCAATCAAGCCCGTCAACTTTTTATGCGCTGGGGGCTGAAACAGCGGTAGCCTCCGGCGGATACCTCACTAAAAACTACTGGTGGCAACAAACGTACGGAACTACAGGAGACTCCATATAATGTTACTTTCAGTGCCTGCAGGATCTACGTCTAAAATAATCCAGATTCCGATCTATGATTCGAGTTCTATAATTGGTGCGCTTCTCGCGGGGCTTGCCTACAATACCGGCTCGCTTACAGCCTACTACAACCGTGAAGGCGCGGCCGGCGCGGCCACGGCGATTACTCTGGCCACTGCCACGAAAGGCACCTGGGCGACAGGCGGGTTTGTTGCGGTCGACGGAACCAACATGCCTGGATGGTACGAGCTCCATATTCCCAATGCGGCGTTGGCCGCAGGTGCGAAGTCCGTTGCTATCCACTTGAAAGGCGCCGCGAACATGGTACCCGCTGCTATTCTTATTGAACTGACAGCGGTGAGCAATCAGGATGCAGTCCGGGGTGGCATGACCGCGCTTCCGAATGCAAACGCTGAGGCTTCTGGTGGGCTTTATACCCGTGGGGTTGGAGCGGGTCAGATAAATCAGTACGCTAACGGCCTAATAGATGTTAATGTGAAAGACATAAACGGTTATGGTGTGAACGCCACCACGACTGTCTCGTTTCGTGCGGTGGTTGGCTCGTCTACTGAGTCTGTCTCACAAACCGGCGACTCCTACCCGATTGTGAACAGCGGGACCTATGGGGCCGCGGTAACCAAGACCGCCCTGGATCTGGTAAAAACAAAGACTGACTTCTTGCCGTCGGCCACTGCCGGCGCGGCTGGGGGTGTATTCATCGCCGGGACAAACGCGGCTACCACAATTACAACCGCGCTCACCACAACTTTCACAGGGAATCTTACCGGTACGGTAGCGACGGTAACAAATCTGACAAATGCACCGACAGCAGGCGATTTAACCGCAACAATGAAAACCAGCGTGACGACTGCCTGCTCGTCAGCCACTCCATCTGTAACGGTTTCCGACAAAACCGGTTTCAGTCTGACTGCCACTCCGCCGACCGCCTCGCAGATCCGGACGGAGATGGACAGCAACTCGACTAAGCTGGCGAATCTCGACGCCGCTATCTCCAGCAGGTCCACCTATGCGGGCGCGGATACGGCCGGAACAACGACACTTCTCAGCAGGGTCCCCTCGGCGCTCACCATCACCGGCGGCAAGGTCGATGTGAACGACAAAACCGGTTTCAGCCTGACAGCCACTCCTCCAACCGCCGCTCAGGTCCGGACAGAGATGGACTCTAACTCCACAAAACTGGCGCATCTCGATGCCGATATCTCATCACGTCTGGCCGCGTCCGGGTATACTGCTCCGGACAATGCCGACATCACTGCGATCAAGGCCAAAACCGACAATCTCCCCGCTTCACCGGCGGCGGTCGGCAGCGCCATGACCCTGGCGGCGAACCAGGATGTGCGGAATGTCTCGGGAACGATCACCGACAAGACCGGTTATTCTCTCGTCACGGCGCCCCCCACGGCTGTCCAGGTGCGGACGGAAATGGATTCAAATTCGCTGAAACTGGCACTTCTCGATGCCGAAATATCCTCACGCCTGGCAGCATCCGGCTACACCGCTCCAGATAATTCCGATATCGCGGCGATCAAGTCCAAAACCGACAACCTGCCGGCATCCCCCGCGGCAGTCGGCAGCGCCATGACCCTGGCGGCGGATCAGGATGTGAGGAATGTCTCGGGGACGATAACAGATAAAACCGGCTTTTCTCTGGCCACCGCTCCCCCTACAGCTCAACAGATTTGGGAATATGTGACCCGCACTCTCACTTCATCCGGATCGGGCGGCGCCACTGCCCAGGAAGTTTGGGAATATGCGACCAGGGCGCTTACCGACAAAGCCGGATTCTCACTGGCTTCCGCTCCGCCAACGGCGGCCCAGGTCAGGACAGAGATGGATGCCAACTCGACAAAGCTGGCGCACCTGGATGCGGATATATCATCACGCTTGGCAACTTCAGGGTACACCGGCCCTGACAATACGAGCATTACGACGATCCTCACCGCGATTCAGTCCGCCACCTATGGCCTGGCCCGGCTGGATACCGAGATCGACGCCATTACCACGGCGGTGGGCACTCTGGCCCTCAACGCCGATATCCAGACGATCCTTACCCGGCTCTCCGCCACCCGCGCCGGATACCTCGACAATCTCACCATGCTTGACCAGACGCTTACAGCGGCAATCGCCGCAATCCGGGCGGGGATCACCACGGACCACGGCGCGGGCGATTATGCCGGTACAGGCGGCGATTCCGATCCTGATGCCGTGGCTGACGCCGTGCTCAATGCGCTCCTTGCCGATCATACGGTTTCCGGATCGGTCGCCCGCGGCATTGCAACCGCCTCTGCAGGTGGGGTCGATCTGGATTTACTTTCCGAAGCTGTCTCAACACAACTTGCGGATGAGCATGGCGCCGGCGCATGGGGCAGTCAATTCGCTTTTATTTCGTCGAACCCACGAGCCTATTCAGTCCAGGCGCTTAATGGGCGTGCCATCAGCATAATGAGAGGCGACACGCCGACAATTCCGTTTAATCTGGCCGAGGATTACAACGGATGGTCTGCATGGTTCGGCGCAAAGGGAAATTATGCCGACACGGTGTATGTAATCGGGCCTGTCGAATGTGTATGGGATGATATTGCACATGGTTTATGCCATGTGCCCCTCACAACGATTGACACGGCATCAACCGCCGATCTGGTGGCCGAGGTCGAATTGCGTAATGGCGCGCAGCGGCTGACTCCATTGCAGTTTGCGCTGAAGATTCGGGGGGATGTAATTCAATAAATGGCTGACTTCCTGATTGCACATAAAAAGACTATGGGCGCCGAAGGCGGATACTCAAAAAATCCTCACGATCACGGCGGCGAAACCTACAAAGGCATCGCCCGTGCATTCTGGGGAAACTGGCCCGGATGGGTGATTATTGACCAGGTCTTAAAATCAACAACAGATCAACCGATTTACGGCACCGGCGCTTATCGCAACTGGGTAAAGTATCTGAACGCTACACTGGCGAACCACACCGCGTTGCAGACGCGTGTGCTTGAATTTTACAAGGCGAATTTCTGGGGACCTTCACGGCTGGATCAGGTGGAAGATCAACGGGTGGCCGACTGGATATATGACCATGCGGTGAACGGCGGCGCACGCGGGATCAAATGGATTCAGGAAGCGGCCGGAGTCGAAGCCGATGGCTCGATCGGCGCAAAAACAATCGCAGCCATCAACGCCGCCGATCCGGATGCGCTCCTCGACAAGGCGACGGGAATCGCGGTCAAATATCGCCTGGCAAAAGTGGCCGCCGAGCCGGATCAACGACAGTTCCTGCATTCCTGGCTGGCGCGTGATGGACTGACTGAGGAGCAGATTCAGAAAATAATGGATGGGATGAAGAAATGATCAAAGCAATAATAGTGGGAGTTATCCTACTGTTTGCCTCAACTGGCTGCGCGGAAGTCCGCGTTAAGACTCATCACGGATGGATGGGACCTGACACGTGGGAAGCGACAGACGGCAAAATCTCTGTCAGTTACTATAACGGCAACTGCTGCTGTGTAGCCGAAAAAGTGTTGGAGAGCCTGGCAAAACAGGCAAACAACAAAAAGCTGGATTGGTCGAAAATGGCGGACCCCAAATTTAGAGCATCAACTCTGGCGGCTGAGTGCGAGAAGGTACAAGGCAAGTGACACATAACGACAAGACTGACAATCTAAGAGATGATATTAAGAGTTTAGTCGTTGCGGCAGAGGATGTACTCGCATGGATAGTGCCAGTGCGCGGAGAAGCCGCCCATATATTTGCGCAATTTCCACAGGTGGCTCGGTTGGCTGCGCTGGTAGAAAAGTTTAAGTCGCGTGAGTAGAAAAAGGGGGTGGCTGAAATTTGATCTCAGATAAAGAACAACCGTCACCCAAACGCCTACAGGTGAGGGAGGGAACCTATGGCGGAGGAAAAAGATAAGCAAAACTCTTCTGGAATTTACCGTATTGTTTGCGCCGCGACTGGAAAAGTGTATGTAGGGAGCGCAATAAATATACGGGAAAGATGGTGGACGCACCGGACTGACCTGCGCCGGGGGAAACATAGGAATCGGCATCTCCAGAACGCATGGACCAAGTACGGAGAGGAAGCGTTTACATTCGAGATCGTAGAGGAGGTCGAACCTGCTTTCCTTGTCGAATGTGAACAGCGGCATATTGACAGCTATGCGCCGACAAAACGCTTTAACATCGCGCTAAAGGCAGGCAGTAATCTCGGGATGAAGTGGCCTCCGGAGGTACTGGCAAAGTTTTCGGCATCCCATAAGGGCAAGCATCTCGGTGCGGAGCAGCGGGCAAAAATCAGCGCCTCTTTGATAGGTAAGACGCTCGGACGCAAACTGTCGGCAGAGACGCGGGCTAAGATTTCGGTGGTACAAATCGGGAAGGTAGCGAGTGCAGAGACACGAGAGAAAATGTCACGCGCTCATCGTGGGAATCAGTGCGGACTTGGGTATGTTCATACACCAGAGGCCAAGGCAAAGATTTCAGCAGCGCTTTTTGCGCGAGGCCCAAGAAGCGCCGAGACGCGGGCTAAGATTTCGGATGGAAATAAAGGGAAAACTCATAGTGCCGAGACACGAGCAAAAATATCAGCAGCCGTGAGCGCGCGCGGCCCTATAAGTGCTGAGACGCGAGCAAAACTATCAGAATCCCACAAGGGGCAACAGCGTTGCCTCGGGTACAAACATTCGCCCGAGACTCGCGCCAAAGTCGCGGCGGCAAGCATGAGGATGTGGGCAAATAGGCGGGCCGCAAAGCAGGAAGTGGTCTGATGGGGGGGCAGCAGGGGGCAGGCCCTAAGACTGTGACTGCAAATCCGGACCCGACCTATAATGTCACGCAGTTGAATGAGGCAAGTGTTAAACGACTCGATGATATTGCTGCTTTACGGGCGGCATATGACGATAAATTACGTCTGAGCGACGAAAAACTCAGAAACTCGGAATTAAAACGGATTGACGACGTAAGCAAACTTCGTTCCGAGAACACCGCTAACCTCGCGCAGGCCGAAAAATCGCGCATCGATGCGGTAAGGGTTATAGATGTAAGTGCTGTTGCCACGGCCAGTGAAAAAACGGCACAACAAGCAAATGTGCTCGCCAGTCAAATGGCTGCATCATTTGAAACACTTCGATCTCTTATTTCTACTGCGACGGGAACTCTTGCTACTCAATTAGGCGCATCAATGTCATCCATGGATAAGAGGATTGCTGAGCTTGAAAAAACTACCTATGTCGGAACCGGCAGGCAAGCGCTTTCTGAGCCTATGTTGTCTGAACTGGCCACGGAAATAAAAAGTTTAAGAGAGTCCCGCGATGTTGGATCAGGGACATCAAAAGGATCATCTACAATGTGGGCGTATGTAATAGCCGGGGTAATGGCGTTCCTGGGAATGGGTTCATTATTATTCACTGTTATGCACTTGGTGACAAGTAAGTAAAAGAGGTGAGTCTGTGAAAATTGAAGATGCGCTTTTATGTTTGAATTGCGAAGAGGTTTTTGACGGCTTTTGTGCCAAAAACTGCCCGCTATGCACCAGTAGTAATCATCATCCCATAAAAACATGGTTAGACAGAAAGGGGTAAATATAAATGACTCTAATTAACTGGAAAACTTCAGGATCGGCTTTAATCACGGCATTCTTCGGGTTTGTTATCTTTTCACCTGATTTATTTTCCGGCGTTCCCTGGCTTGTTGCATTGGCCCGATACGGTGCGGCAGGTGGTTTGATATCAATGGGACTCTTCGCGAAAGACAAAGACGTGACAGGGGGAACCATTGTCCAACCCAGTAACGATGCGGCAAAACAATCTGTATTAAACCCTGAATTAAAAGGTGATACGACTGAAAAGAAGGACGAGCCCAAATAAGGGGGGATAAATGGAGATTAAAATTACAATAGTAAGCGAAGGAGAAGTGGTCAAATTAATTCACAGCAAGCTGGATGCAATAATATCCGGCTTGTCGGGGCTGCACGATGCAGTTAATAAACTAACTACGGAGGTAAAAAAAATGTCAACACAACTCGACGCATTAGAAGCACAGGTGGCAAAGAACACGGACGTGGAAGCCTCAGCGGTTATCCTTATTCAGGGCATTGCCGCCCAGCTCGAAGCAGCAAAAGAAGATCCGGCGAAAGTTGCTGCATTGGCCGCACAGCTCAAGGGCTCTGCTGATGCACTGGCAACTGCGGTAACGTCGAACACCCCGGCAGAAACACCGGTGTAAAAACAAAAGGGTAGCAATAAGAGGGGAGGCCAAATTCCTCCCCTCTTATTTCCGAAGGAGTTAAAGGAGGTATAAAATGAAACAAATATTACTAATTTCTATTCTACTGACTTGTTTAGTAGGATGTGCCACAGCTCCGGTTGTACCTCAGGATGCAGCAATGACAGCAGGAAAAGCACTGCTGGCCACTCAGGCCACTATAGTCAACACCCACGAAGCGTTTAGGGTTCCTTGCAAGTCAGGTTCTATCCCCCCGGCAATTTGCCATCAGGTTGACGCTATTACGAATCAGGCAAAACCTGCCTACGATGCAGCGGCTACTGCTGCACAATTGGCCTTACAGTCCGGAGGAGACCCAGCAGATGCCACGGCGAAGAAGGCGACTCTCAACAGTCTATTGGCTCAAATAATGAGTCTTGCGACACAATATGGATTGGTAGGGGGTGCACCATGAGCTTTATGGACGAGTTGCTGAAAGGGGAGATGATTGTCAAGGATGTGACTCCAGCTATTGCAGCGGCAGTGGGCCTGTTCAACCCTGCATTTGGAGCACTGCTGGCTGAGTTCGGTCCCGTGGCTGAGTCGTGGGTCATCAAAGAAACGTCCATACTGATGAACATAAACACAAGTATGACTAAAGAGCAGATGATCGAGGCCCTGGAGAAATCCAAATCTGCAACCTGGGATATCAAACCGTTAGAGACCCCCGATGTAAAAACCAATGGGTAGCAGGCAAAACAAGGAGACTCAATGCAACGCAAAAAAACAATCACCATAGCAGACCGCGAAGTAACCATCACCGAAATCAGCGTTTCAAAGGTCCTCGCCATGTTCCGGGGAGATGTTTCCATCATCTCCCTGCCGCTGCCCGCCATGCTGGAGGAATTCCGCGCGCTGATTCCACTGGCCATGGATGT